GAGTTGCAACACAAAACAGTAGTTTTAGTAACACAGATGTAGCTAATGCGTCTTGTACATTCCACGGAGACTTAGCATAATGTCTGAGATAAAAGTAGATACCCTCACTGGCAAGACCACCGCAAACGATATCACCGTGACGGTTGGAGACGTGTTATGAGTACGGTACAGGTTCAAAATATAAATCACACTAACGGCACGTCTGCTATAACGATTGATAGCAGTGGCAACGTAAATATTCCCGGTCACGTTATTCAAACTGTAACGCAGAATTTTACAACATCTGTTTCCACCACAAGCACGTCTTTTGTTGCTACCGCTGTTTCAGTGTCTATTACACCTACTTCTGCATCAAATAAAATTCTAATACTTGGTTCAGTGCCTATTTTTGCACAAGGTATTACTGCTGGTGGACACGCTGTATTTAGTGTTTTTAGGGGCGGGGTTGCCTCTGGTACAAATTTAGGTGATGCGATTTTTGGAACGGGGCAAGTGTATTCTAGTGGCGGCGACAACATTGTTATGCTTTCTCTTAATCATATTGACAGCCCTGCCACTACATCATCTGTGACTTATGAGATTGGCATAAAAAGACAAAATCCTAGCGCAATCGTTACCGCACAGCTTGCCGTTAATAGTGAAGTATACAATCTAACTGTGATGGAGATAGCGCAATGAAACACGATGCTATTTTCAAATTGAACTCATCAGTAGTAACCATCATTGACGATACAGCCTATGACGCTGACGGTAATGTGGTTGAGTACGACAACGATGCAGTTGAAGCTGAAGGCAATTTGATTGCATTGCGTAAGGAAAGAAATGCTTTGCTGGCCTCAACAGACTGGTGGGCATCAAGTGATTTAACAATGACTGCGGCGCAAACCACATACCGCCAAGCATTGCGTGATATAACTAACACATACACATCACTGGATGATGTTGTATGGCCGGAGAAACCATAATGGCAGGTAAAATTGTAGCAGATACGCTGGAACACAGCACCGCTGGGTCAATCGCCACGAACTATGCTGTAAATGGCACTGCAAAAGCGTGGGTTAATGCAAACGGCAGTGGCACAGTGTCAATAAAAGATAGTTTTAATGGAAGCAGTATCACTGACCGTGGTGCGGCGCAGTTTACTATCTCTTGGACAAATGCAACAAGTGATACGAATTACGCTATTACTGGCACAATGAATTTTGATAGTATTAATGGTAATGGGTTTCATTCTGCACCAGCAAACACTGCAATCGGCACTTGGAAAACAACTACTTCCAATCAATGTGATTTCTACTATGGAAACACAACACGACATGGTGGCGACCCACAGGATATAGCAAATGTTATTCACGGAGACCTTGCCTAATGAACACACCATCATTCAAAGGCACACACCTGTTTGACCGCCTATGCTGGGCGAAAGAAAACCTAGACGGTGTGCAGTCAGACTACCGTGTGGTCTATGAGGACAGCGTGGACGAGTGCGCCAAGATACTTGTGCCTGACCCTAACTGGATGGCGTGTGCGCTTCAAGGCGGCATCCTGCCACCTGTGTGGGTGTACTGGGAACTGGCAAAGGACGAAGCACAACCCGACTTCAAGAAGCATACTCGTGGTTACTTACTACATCAGACAGAACCTGTTGGTCCTATGACTGAAGAAGAAGCGATTGAATACCTAATTCAGAAGGATGTGCCACAGCACGTCTGGCAGAATTGGAACACAGGTAACAAACCTAAGATGGTTATCTGCCGCAAAGAACAGTTGCCAAGCACACGTGAGTGGCGCAATGCTTGGAAGATAGCTGAAGAACTAAGCGTCACTGATATAGCAGCATAAGGAGTACACAATGGCTGTAACAACATACATCGTAGACAAGGACGGGAATCAGATTGACGCTTCTACGGCTACCGTTCCTTCTGACCGTGCCTTTCGTGGTGCATGGTCATTGAGTGGCAATGTCATTTCAGAAGACTTAACTAAGGCAAAAGAAATCTTTGCTGATAAGATTCGTGAAGCACGTAAACCTTTGCTTGAAGCACTGGACACTGACTTTATGAAGGCACAAGAAACTAGCGCAAGCACTACACAGATTGTGGCTGATAAACAGGCACTGCGTGATGCACCTACTGCTGGTGACAGTGCAACGACTATTGCTGAGTTAAAGGCTGCTTGGCCTACAGCTTGTGGTGATAGCCCATATGCATAAGGGGTAGCCAATGGCACTTTCAAAGATAACAAATACTGGTATCGGTACTGTTAATGACATTACGTTATCTGGCGGCATTTACTTGGGCGGCACTGGTTCGGCTAATTATCTGGATGACTATGAATATGGAACTTGGACTCCATCATTAACTGCAGTTACTACGAATCCAACATATACATTGGACAATTCCACTGCACATTATGTTAAAATAGGCGATATGGTTTATTTTAGTTGGTATTCGTCAAATATAAATATTAGCTCTAGTGGGGTTGGTAATGCGATTGTTAGTAATTTGCCATATACAGCGGCTAATGGAACAGAGGAATACTGGCTATTTAATTATAAACACGGCACTGCGGTAAATACTGCGAATTGTAGCGGCGGTTATATTGCCAAAAACACCACATACATGGTGTTTGTAATAGATGGCCTTACAAATAGTCCTTCTTGGGCTACCGGAAATCCGTTGTATTTAATGGTTTCAGGGGCATACAGAACAACAGCATAACCTGATTGGACATCAGGTCGGACAGTCCAGCCAAAGGAGATAAAAATGGCACTAACAGAAGAAACAATCCAAGACAAAATTGAAATCGTGGGTGACTACAAACATATCCAAGTACGCACCGCAACAGTCATCAAGCGTGATGGCGTTGAGATTAGCCGAAACTTTCACAGGCACGTTGTAGCACCTGACGCTGACATCACAGGCGAAAGCGCAGAGGTGCAAGCTATCTGTGCAGCGGTACATACACAGGCTATAAAGGATGCCTATGCAGCACATCTGGCGGCACAAGAAACTCCATAAGGAACAACGATGGCATACATAGGTAAATCCCCTACAGGAACTGGTGTTAGACAACGCTATTACTTCACTGCTACTGGCGGTGAAACTAGCATATCAGGCACTGATGATAATGGCCTGACGCTGGTATTTAGTGATGGCAAATATGTAGACGTTATGCTTAACGGCGTTACGTTGGTTGCTGGCACTGACTACAACACTTCGACAGCCAACACCATCGGTGGTCTGGCTGCTTTGTCTGCAAGCGATATTGTAGAGGTTGTGGTGTATGACATCTTTACTGTGGCTGACACTGTATCTGCGAAGGATGGCGGTACGTTTGCATCTAATGTAACGGTGAGCGGAACGGTCACAGCCAATCAGCTTGACACTGACAACATCCGCATCAACGGCAACACCATCAGCAGCACCGACACGAATGGCAATTTGAACTTAGACCCGAACGGCACTGGCCTGTTCCTGCCAAACCGTACACCGTGTTTCTTTTCAGAACTCAGTGCCGACCAAACATTAACAGACGCCACCGAAACTGTTGTCCAATTCAACAATGAAGACTTTGACGTCGGGGACATCTGGGACACCACCAACTATAGGCTGACGGTGGATGCCAACACTGTCGGTTATTATCACATTTCTTGTTACTTGTACGCCAGCGGCGCAAACAGCATTGAAGATATGTATGTTCGGCTGCGTAAAAATGGCACCGTTTACGTTGAGAACTACAACGCCTCTAACGTATCTAGCGCATCTGCTTCGGGGACAGTCGCAAGCCTTTGGTTCAGCACTGTCATTCCGCTTACAACGTCCGGCGATTACGCTGACGTAACTGTATATGCTGACCGTTCCAGTAGCGGCACGACTCTTGTCAATCAGATTTCTACATCGCGAACAAGAACCTATATTTCGGGCTTCAGACTGGGAGGCGCATAATGAGTAGGGCAAGAGACTTAGCAGATTTAGGTGGCAGCGCAGATGCGGGTGGCCTGACAGGACGTAACCTCATCATTAATGGTTCGGCGCAGGTGTGGCAAAGAACAACCGCAGCAACAACAGCCACAAACGACGCTTACAGCACTTTAGATAGATTTAAGTTTTTTGAATCAAGTGACGGTGCTTACACTACTGAACGGTCAACAACAGCACCTAGCAGCGAAGGTTTTACTTATTCTTTAAAAGCAGTTGTAACAACCGCAGACGCAAGCATAGCTGCAGCGCAGTATGCCGCTATTAGTCAGTATATAGAGGCGCAAAATTTACAGCATTTAGGATACGGAACATCCAGCGCAAAAAGTTTAACACTTTCGTTTTGGGTTCGCTCAAACAAAACTGGAACATATACCATTGCCCTTGAAAAATCTGATAGCACACTTTATCGCTATGTTAAAGAGTACAGCATAAGCACTGCGGATACTTGGGAAAAGAAAACAATAACAATAGAACCCGACAGTCAAATTAAAGCATCCGCAGGGGCTATTGACAATGACAGTGGATACGGCATCAGAGTGTTTTGGAATCTTGTTTGGGGTTCTACTTTTAACGGTGCTACTGACGCTACTTGGTCTAGTGACGCAAATGACTATGCAACGTCAAACCAAGTAAACTGGCTAGACACCATTGGCAACGATTTTTACATCACAGGCGTCCAGCTAGAAATAGGCGAGACAGCCACGCCGTTTGAACACCGTAGCTATGCAGATGAGTTGGCTAGGTGTCAGCGTTATTATTTTCAATATGATGGCGTTATTCATGGGCAAGCCTACGGAGGGGTTTACACAATGGGTAATGTTAATAACCCCGTAACAATGAGGGCGCAACCTACTTACTCAGCA